TTTTCTTCGTCGTAGACATGTCGGGCATACCACATGACGAAGTCTTCATTGCTGACTGCTTCAACTTTCGCAATATTGTTGAAATAGCTGTCTGCATCCTGTTTCTTCCCGTCATCGGTTGTCGGTATCTCTTTGACCAGAACTCGGAAGCCTTCCTCCATAGCCATCTTTCCGTTTTTCATCACTGCGGCTATCCCTGCTTCGTCAGCATCCGGAATAAAGCACAGTGAAGCCCTGTATCGTTTGAGCATGTCGAACTGTTCCTTGGTGAAAGCGGTTCCCAGAGCCGCGATGGTGTTCTCGGCACCTATCTGCTGCATCTTGATAACATCAGGACCTCCTTCGACTACGTAGAACAATTCACTCCTTGCGCCTTTCTTGTGTGCGATGTCGAGTCCGAATAGCGTGCTTCCCTTATGGAAGAGGAACGAGTCGATACTATTGATATATTTCTGTCCTTTCTCCTTATGCTCGTCCATCGTTCTGGCCGTGTAGCCGATTATTCGTCCGAACTTATCCCTGATAGGAATCATCAGCCTGTCGTTGAAGAATCCGTATTCGTTGCCCTTTTCAGAAACGCGGATAAGTCCCAGTTCCTTCATGATAGGGATCGACAGCCCTTTTTTCTTTGCGAAGGTGATGATGTCATCCCATTGTGGTGTGGAATATCCAAGACCACGTTCAACGACTTCGGTCATTCCCCATCTGGACTTGGCATAGCTAAGGGCAGCCTTTGCCTCAGGTGTGTCTGAGTGGAGATTCTCAATGAAGTGTTTCTGAACATACTCATAGATGGCGAACGCGGATTCTTTCTTGTGAGCCAGTTCGATTTCTTCTTTTGTCTTTTCCCTGTCCTCCTCTTCCTCGATTTTGATATTGTACTTCTTCGCAAGAAATTTGCAGGCTTCCGGAAAGGACAATCCCTCTATCTTCTGGATGAAAGAGATAGGACCGCCTCCCTCTCCACAGCTGAAGCAGAGGCAGATGTTCTTAGAAGGACTGACGGAGAATGACGGTGTCTTGTCTTTGTGGAAAGGACAAAGGCCTTTGTAGTTAACTCCCGCTTTTTTCAAGTTTACGTAGTCGCTAACCACATCGACGATATCCAGTTCTTGGATTTTTTGAATGTCAGAGTCTTTAATCATGATTTTTTGATTTTATCATCTGCAAAAATAGTCTATAGGTTTCTCACTTTAAAATACAAAGGAAATCTTTTTCTTGGGTTCCAAAGGAAGCCCTCCGAAGAGGGACTTCCATGAAAGTTCAATCAACAAATAATAGTGGGGTTCGCACCCACGGGGCTGCCTTTTCAGTCCCTGTTTGGTTAATGATAAATAAAACGAATATTATAACTAAAAACTGTACGGGACTTGCACCCGCCCTGCTGTCCTTTCAGCAGTAAATAGAATGAATGATGTTATTGTTTAATCCCAAAATCTATCTTGAGTTGACAGTCAAGCGGTTCCACCTTCAATCTGCTGTATACGCTTTTCGGATGGTTTCTTTTTGCCAAGACATCGCGGATTCTTACGGTATCCTCTTTATTGTACGGTCTGCTGATCACAACCCTTTCCTTCGTCAGCCTGTTTATGGCTGTGATGACGTATCTTCCCATTCTATCAACGTTCCGTATTCGTTCAACTCGTAAATCTTCTTTCCTGCAGCCTGTGCAAACGCCAGCTCTGCACGGGCACCCTTCGACTGTCGCCAGTCAGGCAGTAGGCAGAGGGCGTCCAGAGTGGAAATTACCATCATGTCGCGCAACAACGCATAGGTGTAGAAGTCGGGAAACTTGGCGGTAAGCCAAGGACTTTGCACAAGACTATCATGCTCGTATTCACGCCTCAGGGTTCTCTGCCATCGCTCATCGCAGGGATTGAACACATCGAACCTAAGGAGAAGCGCCGACTCAGCGTCCCGGAACTTCTGAATAGTAGCGGAGCTCAACTCCTCTTCACCGATTTTTCCACTGATGTATATACGTTTCATATTATTATTCATACCTTCTCTTTATATGTTTATTGAAACACTAAACTTCTTGTTCTCTAGGGACGGAAGCATCTCCCTGGCATAACGGTATAACAACTTCTCGGTGATTGGAACCAATGGGTTGACTGGCATTCTCAGGGTTTTGTAAAATTTTGCCCCCCCCGAAATCATAACGTCAAATGATACGTAATTCTTCTTAATCATAATCTTAATCTTTAATTTATATTGCTCTGCAACTTTCTATTTTGCGTTCACGGCGGATATTACTTAATTCCCGCATCGAGCAGCCGTACAAACCATATTTGAGGTCAGAGATATGGCTAGTGCCTTCTTTCAGCCTGTCTAATAACTTGTTGAATCCATATTCTACTGCAAGCTCCGCTTTTTCTTCCGATATGTGGAATTTCCTGACCAGCTTTCTTGCCAGTTCATCACGGAACTGAAGCAGGTAAAGAGTGACTTCACCGAAATCTGAAGTCTTGTAGGCCTGCAAAAGCATTGTGCCCTCTCGAACCTTCCTGCTGAGGTGATAAACACGTGAACGATTTAGCTCGTCGTTCCACCTATGAAACCCTTTTGCGCAAGGAGTAATCTTTTCTATTAGCTGGAGTTCCCCTCCTGTTTCTGTGACGTTTAAATCTTGTGGTATATCTTCCACTTTTATGTTCCTGACGGCAGCAAAGCGTAAACGGTTAACGTTTATCTTTTTCTCTTTGCCGTCTCTATAGAGTGTAGCCAGACGAGAACCTCTTCGGTTGGGGTTTGTGCTGATTTCTTTTACTTTGTCGCGCTTCACTCTAAACACTTTTCCTGAGTTCGGATCAATCCAGTAAGACGGAAATCCCTTGATTGGCTTCACTTCGTCAGGAAGGTTAACCCCTTTTCTTTCTTCCTGGAGGAAATTCAGACATCGGTTGATGTCGCTCGAACGCATACGGACCATACGTCCGTTGATGATCTTTTCCGCACACCAACGCCCACGGCGGTCTGGTTTTCCTGCCTTGGTACCACGGCTGCTCTCGTCCCAATATAGGCATCCCTTATTCATAGAATCACCTAAACTTTAAATCCAGTTCCTTAACACGTGTGCGCCCCTTCAGACATTCACCGAAGGCATTCCATACATGGCGATTGTTAGAAACGTAGCCGACAAACTCGCGTACCTTACCGTTACGCACTTTCACTTCTTTCTTCTCGACGTAGATGTCCAGCTCGTCGAGGGCCTTTTCAAATTCTTCTACTGTGTGCATAATTTTAATTTTTAGGATATTTAACTTCCTTGCCATTCACATACAACTTAGAGGGGAACGGCAGACTCTTGTTCAGTACGAAGGCTACCTGCCACATTTTGCCACTCAAGCCGATGGCTGTCTGTAGACACTGCTTCAGTTTTTCTTCCGCATTACCGTTCATGTCTGAGCAATCTTCGCCAATAGCCCAGCGTATCTGCATGCCGTTGAACTCGCAAGAGAAAACGTTACCCTTACGCTTAATCTCCTCCATGTCAGGAGCAATCTTAAATCTAATTTCTGTTTCCATATTTCTTCAACTCTTCAATACTCCTCTGAGACATAACTTCAAATGGTCGTAACTAAGAGTTTTACTATTTCTTTCGAAGACTTCAGACGGAACCTGTTTTTGATTCGATACAGAACATTCTTAATGCATGAACATGAGATTCCAAGTTTAGCGGCTATCTCTTCATGAGTATGCCCAGAAGCAGACATTCGTGCTATTTCTTTCTGGCGATCAGTAAGCCCAAGAACTTTAGGCTTACAGATAACACCTCTGTACGGACATTCGCAGACGATGGGGCACTGTACTTCCTCAATATGCATAATGCCGTCATCGATATCGTAAGAAAGACCGTCGAACTTTCCGAAATTGCAACGAATAAATCTATGAGTGACCAGGTAATCGAAGTATGCCTTGTTGGGTTTCGACCTTTCATAAAGCTTTTCAAGAGCCTCGAAGGCATCAGGGAACTGAAACTCGATAATACCTTTAACGTACTGAACTAATTCTTTGCAGTCCGCGTTGTATTCGTAAAGTCCAGATGACTGTTCCTGCACCATAATTTTTCCTTCTGGTGTGATAAAGAATTCAATTTGCTTCATTTCTGAATAAGTTTTGTAATAATAGGGATTTCTAGTTTACGCCAATTTCCATTTTGAATCTTCTTCCTGACGCTGGAAGAGGACAAGCCAAGAGCATCAGCTACTTCTCTGATGAAAGCATCCTTACTCCCGAACGGGAGGTTGTCAAAGTGGGAAGTAATTCCAACAGAATCAAACTTTTCCATATTTTATTTTGTTTTTGTAAAAAGTATAATTAAATTTGTAGGCAAAAGTATAATAAATTTTATAATATTCCAAATATATTCGGGTTTTTAACCGATTTATAATAAGGTTTTAACATTATTTTGTATATGAAGTACAAAGGGAGTAATTTAAAAAGGTTTGTGAATGAACACAGAGGGATGTACACCCATATCTGTGAAACCATGTTAGGTGGAAAGAAAGGTCTCGACTCCTATTATCATGACGACAAGAACGTCAGGATTGAGACTTTGTCTAAGCTGATGAAAGCGACAGGCATGCCGCTCAGCTACTTTGTAGAGATGGAGCCCGGAGAGGTTTCCGGTCTTAGTAATGGCGATGTTGGAAACAATAACAACATCATTCAGAATTTCGTAGGCAATGATCTTTCCAAAGAGGTTGACCATCTTACGACAGTCATCAAGCTTAAAGATGAACTTCTGCAGGAAAAAGAGCGTTTGATAATTTTTAAAGACAGCGTGATCGAGTCCTGGAAGAAAAAGTATGACGATCTAATTAAGATAGCCCGAGAGAAATCGGGCGAAAGTCAGACTTAAATCGGACACAAAAAGAGGGTTTCTCCACGATATAATCGGGCGGAACCCTCTTAGTTTCTTAGAGTTATAAAAATGATATATTCACCTAAAGTCGGACATGACTCGGTCATCGTTAACATTAATTATGCCTGTTTGAGTTCGCGGAAGCCTTTATTTACGTCCAAAAGGCATGGTTGGGCGAATCCTGCCTCCGCAACTAATGGGTCGCAAAGTCCGTTAAATACAGGGCAAGCGGCCCATTCGAGTTTTTTACTCGGACACAACAGGGACAAATATTAATGTATGCGTTGTCTGGCGACAAACAACGTAAAAAAAATGTTTTCCAAAAAGAAAGAAGGTTTTTATTCCAATTCAAAAGTGGTTGACTTCATCCCTCCCCAGAGACATGAAGGCAAAGAGAGTTACGTGTGGTTCTCGCAGGTTGACCCAATGACGGGCAAGATGAAGCGCAAGAAATATATGCTCGACAGGTTCAAGCCCGGGCGTGAGCGTGACGTGGCGGCCAGCCGGATCATTGCCAACATCTACAACATGGTTATGCACGGCTGGAACGTATGGGCGCCAGACAATTCGACTCGCAGCGACTCGTTAGTGGAGGATGTGCTGGAGAATTATCACCTATACATTATTAATATATATAAGAAGAATGTTCTGAAAAGAAAGACGTTTTTCGACTACACCTCTCGCCTTAGAGTTCTCCAGGAGTATCTGGACGAAGGTATTACCCCAGTCAAGTACTGCTATCAGCTGGACCAGTCTTTCTTTGTTGACTTCCTCGATTATCTCCTTATGGACCGCGACCTTTCTCCTAAGACGAGGAACAACTACCGAACTTGGTGCAGCACCTTGTGCACATGGATGGTAGAAAAGCGTTATCTTGTAGAGAACCCTGTGCAGTATATTCATCAGCTGCCAGAGCATGGGAAGTTCCGACAGCCTCTCGAGCATGACGATCTTCGCCGGCTTGGCAAGTATCTCGAGGAAAACAACAAGCATTTCCTTCTGGCAGTTATGATGGAATACACTACAGCCATCAGGCCGACAGAGCTCAGCTACATAAAGTTGAAAGATATCAGCATCAGCGAAGGCAGCGTCTTTGTCTCCAGTCAGATTTCCAAGAACCGCAGGGACGGCAAAATAAAGTTACCGAATCGTGTCATAAAGTTGATGATCGAACTCAAAACTTTTGCTCACACAGGAGAAAGTTATCTGTTCGGTTCCGGCTTCATGCCGTCGGAGAATCGTGCCGATCCGCGTCGTTTCACGCAGGAATTCAACAAGTGCCGTGATGTACTCGGATTCCCCAAGAGCTATCAGTTCTACAGTCTGAAGGACTCCGGATTGCGAGATATCGCCAATGCTGTCGGTGTGGAGGTGGCACAGAAGCAGGCTCGTCATTCCTCGGTGGAAACGACGAACCTGTATCTGCAGGGAAGAGGAATGAAGGTGTACGATGTGTTAGCCGACTTCGAGGGCTATCTATAGCTTTATCTCGTGGAAATAGCCGGTCTTCATCCTGTCGACACCATTGTTGGTAGCCTTTATTTCGATTTTTCCGCATAGATATCTCTTGTTGCGGAATACATAGATAGCCGTCGGGTCAGGTACGGATTCGCACAGGAACTGGAAGCATACCTCGTTGTTGGTGTCCACCGTCGTTTCTATCTGTGTGGTACCACGATGCAGCTCACCTATGTAGTGAGTGTTTACACCTGCATTTTCCAGAGCCAGAGAGAAAGTCTTGTGCTGATATCCGTTCCTGTAATCTGTCTCGGATAGAGGAATGCCGTATGCAGGGTCATTGCTTCTCGGTGGGTTGTATGTCGTTTCTTCAACCCAAACCAAGGGTATGACAGAGTCTTCCTCCGTCTCTTCGGCATCCTTGTCTTCCCCGTTCTCGAGGACGTCAGAAACACTGACATAGCCTTTCTCGTCGTAGTCTATACCCTCGTTACCGTTCGGGTTATTCGCTGCAGGAAGGATGAGAAGGCTCTTCCCCCATTGCTGTCTGTAGTATCCGGATGAGTCTATGCCCTTTACCATATAATAGAGTTCGTAGCCCTGCTTCAGCATATTCGCAGGAGCCATCCTGAGTGTAACGAACGATTCGCTGTCAACATCTCTATATAGCGGGCCGAATATCCCGAACGGCTTCAGAATATAATTACCCGTCTCATCCCCTTCGTCGTTCATCTCCTTGCCATAGAAGAAATATCCTTGGTTGCAACTGAATACATGGGTAAACTTTTCTTCCTCTGTCATGTGGGCAAATGCAGAAAGCAGTTCCGTGTATGTCTCATACTCCCAGACTTCAAATTTCTGCAGGACATCAGCAGGGACGTCGTCCAATGTGCGGTCACCTCCCTGCAGGTCGTATTTTATGTTACTTCCTCCCAGATACTCCACTCCGTCATCGTCATAGTTTGTCTTATATTCATCAGCTACCTCGTAAGCTACGTCACGGCTTCGGTCGAGTTCGTTGTTCCGGACGATGCGGACAGTTTTGTTTTCTTCGTCGAAGATAAAGGAGGCGTTGAAAAGGTTCCTGAATTCATCAAGGAATGTGGCTACAGACCAGTGTGGAAGAGCGTATGCGATATTCTTTGTCTGTCTGACATTGGCAATAATGAGCTCGTTCCAAGGGGACGTGTCGAAAACGTTGTCTTCTATTTTGTAGCCTACATACTCCAGGACACAGCGAAGCACCATCATCAGGTTTGGCTGCACTGCGATATCCATCAGAGCCGTGCAGTCGTTCCTGTAATAGTCCTGGTCTCTGTATACGGTAGGTGTAAAATTGACGATGACGTCATTGTCGATATCGTAGGTCGGCATGAATACATATTGGTATTTGTCGCCTACATATCCCTTCTGTCTTATTTCGTCACGGACATACACCATTTCAGATTCCGGGATATATGAATGGTCTGACATATGCTGGTATTTCGCGTCGACAACAGGATAGGAGTCTATGCGGTCCAGGTAGATGCTATACAGTTTTGACTTATACTTCAGGTCACGATATCCTCCGAGGATCTGAAGTTTGACAGTCGTCTCCGTCACCTCCGTTACCCTTCCGCTTCCTCTTACCAGCAGCAGATTGTCAACGTAGAGGATACAGTCATCATACGACTTCAAGTCGGCTTTCGAGACATCCATTCTATGCAGGTTCGCGAAAAGGGCAGCATTTTCAGGAATGGACATCGGGAAACTGACGTCCATCGTGTATGATCCACCGTTTTTGAGATATGGGTTTTCCTTAGTCACCTTAATCTCGGACTTGATATCGGGGTATCCTATTTTCCCGTTTATATGACACTGTATCATAGTTTCTTCAGATTTTCATAATGTTTCAGCTGTATGTATAATCCATTAGGGCCGTCCATGACAACATAGCAAGGCTGTGGTTCGGAGAGTCGGTCACGAAGGGAGTTTGCAGCATTCTTCAGACTCTCTACAGACTGTCGCATCTCTTCGTTGTCGGTAGTGACGTTCACGATGGGGGCGATTGTGTTATTGCCGGTACCGAGCTGTCTTGCGATATCATCTTGGGAAAGGCTGCCAACAGTGTTGTTGCGCTGCGCACGGTCGATGAGTTCCAGGAGAGGCATCACGTTCGGGTTTTGGACAGTCTGGTGATTTGCCACGAACTCACCTTCATGCACTACCCCAGCCTCGCGGCGGTACCTGCGTCCACCGGTGAAACCACCTTCGTAGTAACCCTTTTTGGCCTGTTGCTGAGCTTTCTTGGCAACTGCCATCTGCATTGCGCCTTGCGCTGCAACGAGAGCAGTCAGAGGAATGGCCCATGGGTAACCGGGGTTCTTCCACAGCTTGGCTATACCAACTGCTGTGTCTGCAGTAATTTCGAGGATCTTCATCTCGAATTCTCTGTCAGCGTATTTTGATTTGATTTTTGCTATTTCTTTTTCTTTCTTTTTCTCAAGCTGTGTGGTATTGCGTCCGGCTTTCTGTGCAGCTTGGATTTGTTTGTCGTAACGGCTTTCAACTTCTGCTATCTCCGAGTTTTGCATTGCGGAGAAAAGGGAGCTTATAGATTGCATGGTTGCTCCGATCTGCTGATATAGCATATCGTTTATTTCACGCTGGCGGTCGGAAGATTCTTGGGCAATCTGCTGTTTGCGTTGCTGATATTCTTCAAAGCTAATGAGGTCCTGGGCATACATAGCTTCGTTTATCTCCACTTGTTTAGAGAATGTATCTGCCTCGTTGAAGGATTTATTCAGTTCGTCCAAACGTTTCTTTTTGTCATTGACAAAATCTTCAAATTCTTTCTCCAATATCGCGGCATCAGCCTTCTGCGTATCTCCTCCAAATTTCTTGATAATTGACAGGCGCTGTTTGAGATAGTCCATCTCTGCCTCTTTTTTCTTATTGTTATAATCCTCTTCTGTGCCGAGCTCTCCTCTAAGATACAATTGCATCATTGCTATTTTATCAGACTGGTACGCGTCGTCCGCTGCAGCCAGTTCTGCCTGCATCTCTTCATGCTGTTGGGCGTATTTACGGTTAGCCTCTTTAGCAATGCTGTCAAGAATAGCGTTCTGGGTGTCAACGGTTGACTTGCCATATTTCTGCTGTAACTCCAGAACTTGCTGATGATAATTCATCTCTCCCTCGAAACTTCTCTTGTAAAACTCATCATCGTCCATCTCCATTGCCTCATGACTCATGCGTAATTCCAGCAGCTGCTGCTTCCTGTTCTCTTTCAGAGCCTGAAGGCTGCTTTCGTATGGGTCCTCAGTCTTACCGCTGCCACCACCCTTAGGTGTAGGAGTATATGTCGGACTCCCCGGATTTTGTGGGGTGTCGCCTTTCGGCTTTTCGCCCTCCAGTGCTTTTCTCTGATTTTCCATCATGTTGTTAAAAGAATTACCAAAAGAGACTGCCTCTTGTGATTGCTGTCTTATTCCTTTCACAATTTCCAACTTTTTATTATACTCTTCAGTCTGTTTTTGATGTTCCTTTGTTATTTGTTTTTGGAAGGCGACTTCAGTATTTGAGTCTTGTGCCTGTGGACCTTGAGTCTGAGCCCATCTATTTAGGAATGTCCCACCTTTTTTCTCGCGATCGCGAGAGAGTCGCATCCTTTCATCGTACTCTAAGTCGTTTTGGAACTTTTCCTTTTCAATCTCCTTTAGTTTGTCTTCCGCTGCTTCAAGACGATATTTTTCTAACAACAGTGCGTTATAGTTCGCGAGAGCATTTGCGTTCTCGTTATATTTTCCTGTTGTCTCGTCCAGTTGCCCGTTATACCCCGGAATAATTGAATTAAGTTTCTCAATAGCTTCTTTTCTTTTGTCGAGTTCCAGGTTTTGATCGCGTGCTTTTTCGACGAGGAGGGCGATTTCTGCCCGCTCTTCTGCGGCACCTTTTATAGCTGCAGACGTAAGCTCGTTGTTTAGCTTTTGCTCTGCATTAGCCGCCCCTATGGATGATACGAGTTTGTATATTCCATAGGTAAGACCAATAACCAGCGTAGTGACAACAGCTATTGGATTCTTCATCAAAACCTCATTCCAAAGGCGTTGCAATGCAACAGTCTTTGTGATTGCTCCGTTATGAGCAAGGATTGCTAAAGTTTGTGCTTTCTTTATGGCAATCAATGACCTTGCGACTGCAGCCTGTGCTTTGTCAAGAGCCAACGCTGCAGCATCGATAGCTATCATTCTCTTACTCCATAGGGCATGGAGTTTCTTGACGGCCAGATATTCCACAAGAACAGCTGTAATTTTTGTAATAGCACCGATATTCTGGTATGTGAAGTTAAGAATAACGGATAATGCTTTAATAAACAGGGACGATGCATTGATGGTGTATTTTACCACAGGTAGCAATTTTTCCCCCAATTCTATTGACAATTCCGAGAATTTCTTTTTGGCCTTGTCAATCTCAGCCTGTACGGTATTGTTCATGGTGGAATACTCCTTCTGAACGCTGGTACCTTCCGCATAGGCCTTAGTAGCAAGTTCCTGACGGGCACGGACGTCATCTATCTTATCTGCCAACGTAGACAGCACGCCAACGGCACGGCTGCCGTCCAACCCCATGTCGTCGAGCATCTTCATCATGGTCTGCGGTTCTGCACGCTTCAAGGAGTCTGCAAGTGCAAGAATGGCACCATTGGCATCCTCTTTCAGGAGTTTCGAGAATTTTTCGATATCCATGCCGGCAATCATGGCGAATTTTGCAGTATCTGTCTGCATCTTGGTAAGCATGTTTCCGAAAGCTGTTGCAGCCATCTCGTCACGAAGCAGGTTCTCATCCATGACGGCACCGAAGCCCATTATCTGAGCCTGTGTCAGCCCCAGCTGCTTGCCGAATCCGGCTACTCGCGCAGTAAAATCTACAAGGTAGCCTGCTTGTGCTGAAGAGTTCTGTGCCAATTCGTTAATAGCAGAGCCGGTTGCCAGCATGGCACCGCGAAGTCCCATTCGTTCATCTTCACCGAACGCCATTGCCAATTTGCCCACCTTATCGATAGCACCTTCGCCAAGGTCGTCACCCAAGGCAACCTTGATCATGTTGCCAGCTTCGACAAAGTCAAGAATGTCCTGTTTGGACGTTTTGCCAAGTCGTCCAGCTGCTCCAGCCAGTTTGTTTAACTCTTCCCTGCCAGTCCTCGTATCTATTTTCTTAAGGTCCTCGTTCAGTTCCCTGATGGCAACGTCTGACAGTCCAGTATACTTGCGTGTGTCTGCCATTGCCTCCTCCATCTCCGAGTAAGATTTTACGGTTCCTCTGATAGCGAAGGACATTCCTGTAATGGAGGATATAAGGAGTGTCAGACCTCCCCAACTGTCATTGAGGAATTTTGAGAAGCGCTGCCATTTCGTTGCTTGTATTTCTGTAGCAGCGTTCATTTTTAGCATTTCTGCCTTACATTCTCTTATTTTGGCTGTTATCAGCTGCCATTCCCTGGATCCTTTCTGGACATGTCCGGAGCGAAGCTCTTTGTTAAGGGCTTTTACCGCCATATTCAGTTCCTTATATGAACTGTTTGCGACATTGTTAATGGTCGTCCCCAGCCCCTTAACAAGACGCTGATACTCCATAAGGCGTTTTTTTGAAGCATCTATAGACGATTGCATTTGCCTAGCAGCCTCGCGGTCTTCCTTCTTTAGCGAGGAATAAAGTCTTTTTTGACTTTCCACGAGTGCGTCGTGATCCTTCTGCATTTTATTCATCGTCGACTTAGCTTGCGTACCATTAACTATAATGTCGGCTATCAAAGTTTCTCTTTTTTCCATAATAAAAGCGGTATAATTGTTTTTGCAAATATACCGCTTATAATGGAAGTATGAAAATACGATTAATTTTCTGAATTACACCATTCTTCAAATATTTTTTCTGCTTTCCTTGATACATCGTATACGGATAACCCGTAGACGGTTTTGGTAGAACCTGTTTGGATATTCTTTAGGCGCATTGCGTATTTACTTCTTTTTGTCTTAAAAGCATCCTCTACAATGTACTTGCCTTCCTCTCCTACTACATCGTGAATGTAAGAATTCCATGAGCAGGAACGTCCGGAGTGTAACGGTTCTTCTTTAAACATTGAAGGAACTGCCCCGCATGTCCAATACACAATTAGTATAATGGCAATTAGTGTTGATATGCTCAAGATGATACTCATATTACATTCTCCTTATCCTTATTAAATGCAAAGATAGGAAATCTTTTGGAAATTTCCAAATTTTTCCTCCTAAAAAAACAAAATAGCCCTGCCCTCCCGGGCAAGGCTTAAAGAGTCCTCTGACATGTATGAGTAAAAAACAATAAATAGTATAACACAAATCTATAACTAAAAATCCATTACTACTTTATTTACGATTATTACTGCTTCATTTGCGATTCTTCAGTTTTATGAGCCATGCAATGATAAAGCCTAACACCAGGAACCAGAATCCCTGACGTACGCGGTCAAACATGGAAGGTCTCTTCTCGACGACCGTTTTATTGTCCTTCATCTCTTGGATGGCTTTGTTCCTTTCGTCTATGGCTGCCTGAGCGACGGCCTTGTAGAAGGCAGTACTGTCGCTTTTGTGGTTGATATGCTCAGTGTCGCGCCATTTCTCTTTGTATATAACATTCCCTTTTTCATCCTGTACGATGACAGTAGAATCCTTTATTCTTAGAGAGTCAATGATGGACAGCTTTGTGACTGTCGAATCTTTAATACGGACAGAGTCCTTTATCCGGATAGAGTCACGGATATCCGTTAGCTGATGGACGCTCTCGTGCGTCGTCTTACAGCTAGAAAGCCCCAGTAGAGCCAACAGCGGAATAATGAATAAAAGTCGTTTCATAAGCCAAATACTTCCTTGAATGAATTAAGATATTTCTTTCTGTCCTGAAGACCGTTATAACCGCCGTTGATACGTCTGGTCAGTCCGTCGACATCATCCTCATCCGCCCAACGGTTGCAGTCGTTATTCCACCAGAAGAACATGGCGGACTTATACGCTCCCGGATTCAGTGCCAGCCATTCGGGATGGCTCATCAGGTCGCCCACGCAGAACTCCGAGACGGCATACTCCTTATAGTTGGCACGTCCCGTGGTACCTATGATGCCACGCCCCTTGAACCGCCAGCCGTCACCCGATGCCTCGTTGCCGTTTCCCATGCGGTTGGCGTATACGCGATTGGCGATCATCTGCGGCTTGTGGGCATAGCGCTGTGCGGTATTCGCGTCGAAGTACTTGGGGAATACCTGCAGCAGCCGCTTGGCGGAATAGTTCATATTCTCCTCGACGGCACTCAGTGCACCTGACTCATGCCAGCACTGGGCGAGGAAATGGACGACCCTCAGGGGTGTGTCGATGTCGAAGCGCTCACCCCACTTGTTGAAGGTGGCGACGAACTCCGTAAGTCTCTTGCGGTTGGTTATTGGAACCGCATCCAGTATTTGTGATTCCTTGATAATCATGATTCTTCCTCCCTCTTCTTGATGTACTCTCCTTTGTCGTTAAAGTCCTTGAAGCGTTTGATAAAACTCTTTGGGAATATGGGAATTACGGCATTGGCATTTTCCATAATGGATATTGCCTCACGCACCAGCATATATGTGCAAAGATACGTTCCCATCCAGTCTGTAGCCCCAACGGTTTTGCCGTTGACTGTGAAGTTCGTCAGGATGTTCGTCAGAATCAGCAGCAGGATATACACAGCTATTTTCTTCGAGAACTTTACCCAGAAACTTTCACTTGACGCATCCTTATGCACTAAGTGCTTCAGTATTCCCAGGGCCGTGTCTACGACTACAGCCACACCAATCCATTTGGCGAACTCCCAGTCCTGGTACACGTATTTCATAATCTCAGCTCCGATGCTGAGAGGCAATGCCACCAAGAGGGAAAATAAAGTAATGATCTTCATGTCTTATTTGCATTTAATTTACAATGCAAAGATAAGATATATCATTGGAAGATGAAAATACGGCAGGGAGACCTGCCGTATAATTACCAGTCATTTATCAGTTTGCGTCCACTGTTTTGCAAGTGACACAGCATAATTGCACCAGGCATTGTAGTCGTCGTATTCCTTTGAGTCGTCACTGTAGTCACCGTTATTAGCATGGCGGTGAATGGCCAGTTCCTGAGACTCGGAATATTTCGAGCGGATGATAGCGTTTGCCAAGTCGCCGTAATTATCCGGGTTGCTGCATGGCATAACTGTGCCTCCGTCCGTCTCCGAGCCTGTGTACTTGTACGCTACAGGCCACGGTTCCGGCTGCTCTTCACCTTCGCCGTGGGCGCCTTCTGGTGTGTAGTTTTCAACGACCTCTTCATTGAGGTAACCGATAATGTGCGAGCTGTCGTATACAGAATACGTCCTTTGCTCTTTGTAATAACATGTTTTTTTCATACTATGTAAATTTTACAAAAGTTTGTCCGTTCTTGCCCGTAAACTGCTGGATAACAGTGGGACATGGAAGGTCTTCTATGGTAAAGTCGTTTCTTGCCTGGTCTATAAGTATTTTAGAACCAGTAAAGCTGTAGTATTCGGCATCCCGTTCCGTCGGGTTTCCATGTTCGTCTTTTCTTTTCTCGAATACGTATGTTTCCTCACCTCCTTGCTCGAACGTTCTGAGGATCTTCTTAAAGCGGATAGCCAGAGCTGCGTTAGCCCTTGTTTTCTCAACGGTCTCCTGCTGTCCGTCTGAGTTCTCGACCTGTACCAGGACCTTTTCTTTGTCTATTTTGGAGTCAACGATTTTGTAGTCCAGAAGTAAGATTTTCTTTTTATCTTCATCCTCTTTTGTGATGACAGACGAGAATTTCACCTTTTGGTTTCCATTCATGTCAGACCAAGGAGCACGTACACGGCGTGACTTGATTATTTTTCCCAATGATTTTTCCATTCCCAGTGTCTTAAATAAATGTATACAATTTGCATGCTTGGCGTACCCGAAGCGGGAAGCCAGCCTTATTCTAACTCTCTCTTCATCATATCCTTTCTTCCTGAGTGCATGTATTCGTCGCGCCAGTTCCTGCTTGTTTTTCTTGCAGGTTCCGACATGTTCGTGGAAAAACACGTAGCCAATCAGACGTATGCCTTCCCACGTCGGACGTACATTATAGTCTTTATTGATAGTACAGTGATAATCCCGCGTAAGTACCATAATAGAGAGCTCTTTGCAGATATGCAGGAACGTCTTATCCGCGTGCATAATAAGGATATTGTCGACGAACCTGTAATAATGTAGGAGTCCTTCATTGGCGTACATTCGGAACTTCGCTGCTAGATACGAAGGACCGCGACATAATTCCCGGTATTCCTCTGGAGTAGTTGCTGTAACAATTTTCCCCTCGATGTACCTCCGTGTCCAGTACGCCATCTTTTCGCAGTCCGAGGCAATGTCGAAGAAGCGCATTGCCAGTCTGTCAAAAGGTGCCAGATATATCTGACCGAAGATCTGCGCCACCTTGATTCCTAGAGGAGCACCACACGGGTAGCTGTCTACGACCTTGAAGAGGAATCTCCTGAACTTGCCCGGTTTTACTTTCCTCCTGATAACATCCTTCAGTATGATATGATCCATCAAGGGGAAGTAGTGGTGAACATCCATTGGAAGGTTGTACATCAGTTCTTCCTGGGGGAAACGATACAGTTCGTTACGGACGAATTTAAAGAGTGCATGAGTACCGAGCCCAGGCTTGACTGCTGGGGCTCTCCAAGAGGAATAGTCGTATAGTGACTTCTCGTAAGGCAGCATTGTAGCGCTCTCCAAGACATGGTCTCTTATAGGAGCCTTTGCCAGTTTCCTCACCTTCTTTTCGTAGATAATCTTTGACTTATAGCCAGATGGAATCCACGTCTCGTCGATGATGAGCGCCACGACTTCTTCCAGATTTTTCTGAAGATTCCTGTCGTATGCCTGTACGTAGTCACGATCATGTTTCTGGTCGGAGTAATTGTCATAAGCCTTGTAGGCGTTATGTAACGTCTCATTCTCCGCACTGTCGCTGATTCTGCGCATCGCGGTGTCTCATTCTTAAAGGATACGATAAGGTGTCTAAGTGGGCCTCGGTCGGGATTTGATTGCGGTGTCTTCTGCGGTGTTTAATAGGCGGTGTCTCGGGATTTAGGTGGTCTGCAATGTCCACCGACAGGTATGCCGCTCGCATGATGTTGTGCTACGAGGCTCGCTGCCATCTTTCTATGTGTTTGACCAATGGGTCAGGCTCACTCCTTTTATGATAGTTTACACGTCGCAGTGGAAAGCCCCCAGGTTCGCATTGGCGTTCGAGACCGCATTGTTGCCATTGAGGTACAGTGAGCCAGCGTTGCCGCCATTGTTAGCATTGCCCAGCAAATTAGCCGCACGGAGCCCGTCTAAGGAGATCTGCCCGCAATCAAATTGCGCTGCAAAGGTATGCATTTATTTTCATTCCAACAAGTCAAAGAGCGATTTTTTTTATTTTTTTCCGCCCCACTTACGTAGGGCGGAAGGTGTACTTTGCTCTCTTCGAGAGCCTAAATTCCTCAGCTTTCCTGGCACCAGAATGGCTCCGTTGTGAACGCCTCTGCCCATTCGCAGAGGAAAGCCCCCAGGCTCGCATAGGCGTTCGAGACCGCAAAGTAGCCAGAGAGGGACAGTGAGCCAGCGAGGCCGCCATCGTGAGCAAGGCCCAGCAAATAAGCCGCACGGAGCCCGCTATTAATATGCGGATTGTAATAGCCGTCGCAATAGTATGTCGAAGCTGATGCTCCCAGTTCAATTCCCGGGAAGAATGCCAGATTCTTCATCGTGTAATTCTTACTGTACAGCCAACCGTTTCCTGCAGGACCGGTAGCAATATGCGTCAGTCCGGATGTCGAATCCAGATTCATCAGAGAGCCATCTATGTTATTATTAATAAACAACGACTGCGAGTAGTCTGCATTAGCGCTCAGCAGCATATTCTCGGAGATGGCGCCAAGATACTTGTAATCATTCTTCAAGCCATAGAACGAAGGGATGTTGTTGATGGCCTTAGTTGCCCCGGCTTCCTCTATGGTCGTGCTGATGAGACCTGTCAAGTCTCCCTGATCGATGCCGACGTCAAGACGAATGTATGGGTTATAACCGAAATTGGAACCCCAGTCGTTAGGCATATCGATACCTTCTCCTGTACCGCCTTGACGTAGGCCATCCTCGTCATAGAGAGCATTATAGGAGGCCTGAATGTTACGGTTGCCGAAGATAACGCGTTTCAGAGCTGCAGTAACGTATTGCATAGTGCGTTCGTTCGCAAACCACAGAGTACCGTTACGACGAGCAGCGGCACGGAAGGTAGAGATATTGATGTTAGTAGCCGGCTTGCAGAGTCCGGACTTGTATGTACTGTCCTGAGACGAGTCGTTGTTACACCCACGATACTGGGCTGTCGAGTTGACGGCACTCTTAAGAATTGAGTTCGTGCGGTCCATCGCAGCATAACCGGCACAGCTACGACTGCCGACAGGGATGTAGTAGTTCCAGAAGCCCTTGCGTGGTCCACCTATGGAGAATGTCTCGTATTCATATGTGTCATCCTCGTATTTCTGATAGTACATCGGGACATCCCACCCCCACTGGTAATGACCTGCTGCTCCGCTAAGGTCGGCATCAGCCCCGTTCTCTTTCTTGAGATGAGTCGATGCGGACAGCTTCTCTCGAGAGTGGTCATTTTGTACGAGGTAGCCGCCAAGGCCTACGCTCTTGGCAAAGGCACGTCCAAAATCGAGGTCTCCCACGGCTTTCCCGACGGGCGAAGAGTTACCTTTCTGCCATCGACGTCCGAACCACACCACACCTCCGCGTATGGAGCTGACGGCAACTAGTCCTACCTTGCCAGAATCGGTATTACACCCTATCAGATGAGTGTCTTTACCAACGTTCAACGTCTCCAGATCCACTGGTCTTACGTCTGTTGCTTCGTTTCCGTTCATACTTATTTCCTTTCTATAATTTATGAGTTAATAATATTCTAATGCTATATCCTACAGCGACACCTGCAACAGTAAGCAGAAAGTCTATATAGTCGGGCTTACCACCCCAGAGGTAGTCCTTCAGTTCGAGTGCACCTGCAACACCTACGCCAGCGTATGCTGCACAGTACATGTCATCGGCACCCATTCCAATGGCGACACCTCCGGAGAAGTGATGTATGCGATGGCTCTCCCATATCCATTCAATTATCTTCTTCATCTTCCTTTCCATAGGACTCTAGTGCGTCGATGATAGCTGGAGTACACATCTGCCGGGCATAATCCATCAGCAGCTTGTACTCATCGTCCTCAAGTTCGACATCGTCTTTAGAATTATATATTTTCAATGCCAGCGCATGAAATGCGATACCTTGCCCATGCTGGTAAATACTATTGGCAAGATTCTTCTTAATATCCTGCCGTGTTGCCATCTTATGTTCTACGTCCGTAAAGATGGTGATGTCGGAAAAGTTAATTTTAACTGTCATGTCATTTTATCTTTAAGAATCCGTTTTCTAAGTAAAGCTCGTTGGTGTTAGCCTCGCTGTAGGTTTTGAAGTCAGATTTGTTCGCAGTGCCGTAAATCTTTCCTCTTGCTACACCTATGCGTAAGGAAGCTCCGTTGTTATAACACCATTCAATCCACGCTGCCAGGCTATTGATGTTTGTTTTTATCCAGTTATATGTCGTTCCTGAATTAACGATATCAAAACCTCCTGCATCAATTTTGACATTTCCTTTATTTCCTGCAAACAACGTCAAGTCGCCTCCTATATATTGGAGTCCCCCTTGATATGTACTGCCATTGTAGAACTGAACGCCTTTTGATACTGTCCAGGATATCGAATTAATCGTAACCTGTTTATCGTTAGGTGTTATCAGCATGTGCAGTCCGCTTGTTGGACCTACGCTGATATCTCCCTCTATAGACCCTTGCTGTGCAGTAATCTTTCCCTTAAACTCTCCGTTTGTTGCCTTGACGTATCCTTCGATATGTGCATTCGTAGCATAGAAAGAGCCGTCTTTATATACACGGTACGGTGCGGACTCGGCTATGCTATCGTTAATGGACGTGCCGTTTGATCCAGCCCAGAACCGGATATTGCCGTCGCCTTTCAGTCCTGCCTGTATTTCGTTGCTCGCGTCGGTGATGACGAATTGATTACCGCTGCCGAACTTAATAACCGCATTAACGGCAATTAGCAGCGAAGTATAAATTGGTCCGACGCCAGACAGAAGCTCCCAGTGATTGGTATCATTCTCCGGGGCTGTCGTCGAGGTGTATGAGTCTCCGGAATAAGAATCTTTCTTCAGGCGGTAGAATCGCCAGCCGTCAGCAGAGACGGACGTAGCTACAGCCCGTCCGACGACGTCGATGTAGCCGATGGCCACATTTTTACCTTCGTCGTTGCGATATACTGTACCCGACTTCCATTCGCTTACTCGCGTAGAGCACCCCTGCAGTCCTTTGTCGCCTTTGTCTCCCTTGTCACCTTTGTCACCCTTAGCTCCAGTGTCTCCTTTGTCGCCCTTAGCTCCAGTGTCTCCTTTGTCGCCCTTCACACCCTTCCATTCAGTCCATGTATAGTCTCGATAGTTCGTACTGTCGGTTGCTTTTTGGTCTCTGTATGTACCAATATGTGTAGCACCATTAAAGTTAGTTGTGGAGAAGCCTTGTGAACCATCCGCACTTGTGGCATAGGCAAAGTGTGTGGTATATCCGTCTGCACCCTTTTCCCCTTCATCGCCATCAATACCCAACCGACTGACGGAATATGATTTAAGGACGGACGACACGCCAACATAGGCTGTCTGGGACAACGACCACAAGTAATCTCCTTCTGAAAGTTGAGGAGGTGTTGTCAGCGTAAAAGTGCTGTCTGCTGGTTGTGATGCCGTCTTGACCGTTGAATAGCGGACGTAAGATCTTGACGTGTCTATCTGAACATCGTCTCCGTTCGTACCACGATAAGAGACACCGTAAGAGACAGTACTGTTACCGTCCGTGAATGCGGTTGTGACCTTCGTCCACAGATACTTACCTTGTGGTACGGATGGTATTGTTGTTTTCCATCCAGAAGTAGGTGCGCTTGTGCCTTGGTTGCTTACAACATACTCTGTCTTGGAGTTTTGTCCATCTACAGAAACACTGTCACCCTTATCTCCTTTGTCGCCCTTAGCTCCATCTACTCCGTCCTGACCATTGCTGATAAAGGGGAAGGTCTCCTGATCGAGTGTTGTCCCTGATTCGTCCAGCAGTTCAATAGGGATATCGTTCCCGTCGAATAAAGACTGAGGGATGGACGATCCTGGGATGAGCGTTCTGACTGTACTGCCTATTGTATAGCGAAGCACGAAACTATCGGGAAGGTCTGACAGTTTTACGCGTCCAGTCTTCTGGGTTGTTCGGAATATGTCAACCGTGATACTGGAGTCTGAAAACGTATTAGTATTCGGGTCGTAGCCTATATGTGTCGGAGTCGTTATGATTTCGTATTTGGCCACGCCGACTACTTTGCTGATATTCATCACGCATTGGTATTCCTCGCCCATGTATGTGACGGCTATCGTAATGCTACCTTTGTCTGCAGAGATAGAAGTGACTGTCACTTTGTTGCCGGAAATCGAAGCTGTTACGTTTTCTCTCGACTTGATGCGCCAGGACAGCGCGTTGTCATCGATACGCCTGCTTCCGACGTAAAGGGATGCGTTCGCTGTGCAATAGCCGGTGACGAGATTTCCTGCACCATCAAATACCATGGTGTCGTTATTGTTGTCCAGACGTGCAAAGGCATTGTCCCTTCCCTTTGCTCCGTCACGAGTCATACGGATCCAGTAATCTTCGTTGACTGTCTCGTCGAGAATGATGTATCCACCATTCTCTGTGACGATAAAGTTTCCGTTTTCGTCAGTCAGAAGCTGGCGGAACGGTGGGACGCCCTTGCAGGCTTCCTTGCACATAAAGGTGCCGTTGTAGAACTCTACAATGTTGTTCTCGAGTACGTCCAAATGCGACGTCCAGCGCCCGATGGGCTTGATCTGCAGCGTATCATCTATCTGGACAATATCCTCTACATCCTGGATATTACCCTTCTCGTCATAGAGCATAATAAGAAGGTGCCCGTTCGTGAAAAGCCCTTCAGTGATGTCTATTACATCACCGTGGTGGTGATGTGTCGTACTGTTGCCCACCTTTATCCATCCGAGGCTGTCTCCGGTTATCTCGCTGCGACTACTCTTGCCCGACAACGCACGATAAGCCTGCAGCGTTAACCTGTTCGGTTGGTAGGTTTTGGTAGGGATGTCGTACTTGATAACATCGTTGGAAAGTTCCAGCCACAGTTTGTCTCGTCCATAAAGCTTCTTGAAACTGAAAGTCTTGCCGTAATTGCGGTTTCTGTATGATGCTACAGCATATACCTCTGCCTCGTCTGCAGACATTGATGTTACTGTTACCTCTCCAGTCGAAGAGTTTACGGTAGCTGTGCATCCCTTCATTTCCGCAATGCTCCATGAGACATCTTGCGTTACCAGACGCACGCCGTCGTACAGCCGGGCTATGGTAGAAGGAAGTGTTCCTGTGATATTACCCTGCTCGTCGGTCTGTACGGTGTCAGTATCGTTTGTAAGCGCAACGGCCACCATGTTTTCACCATCGCGTCCGTTGGTAATCTCTCCGACGTCCAGCAGCAGCTCCCAGTCCTCGTTCGTTTCCTCGTCAAGGATGATGTATCCACCTGTCTCAGTAATAACATAACGCCCTTCGTGATCCTGCAGCAGTTTCATTGGGGCGTTGCTGGTCTGACGCTTGGAGATATACAGTTTGTTGTATAAGTTGACGATATTACTTACGCCATACGGTACCTTTTCGCTGTTCCAATGCCCTTGAGGAGAAATGGATTCGGAGAAAATCCATTTTACCCAGTAGCTTGATTCTCCGGGAAGTTCCCCGACGATGCCGTCATCACCAGGATATACACACCTCCATGTAATGCCGTTCTTTTGTGTCAAGTCGTTCAGGTAATAGCGAGTGGCGCTGTTGTACTCCCCCTGGTTGGGATATTCCGTCACAGGACGTCCCCAGCTGTCCACGCGCTGCAGGGTACCTGCAAAGTATATGCTGCCATTAATCCATAGCGAATACTGTCCGGCTTCAGGTACGTTAAAGGCACTTTCGATGAGTGGCGTATTCCCTACCTGGAATGCAATATTAGCCAGTCCCTCGTCCCATCCTGTCATTCCTGTCAGCATACGGGTGTATGTAGTGGTGCGGTATTGGCAGCTCTGGCGTGTACTGTCGGTCGGATGCGAGTACTGGGCGAACACCATGTGAGCCTGTGGATGCTGACCGCCACGCACTCCGCTGGATGCACCATCGTCACCCTGCCAGTAGTCTATACCGTTTACTCTCACCACGGGGCGAAGCTCGTAATGGAGGATCTCGTTGTGCACACCACTGACTCCCGTAACTACGAAGTAGCAGGTATAGAACCCAGAGAATGTTCGTCTTCCCTTACCGTCATCTGCCGTCTGGTTGTCATTCCATCCGTCCAGGCTGTGGAAGATTCCCTTGCAGCGGTCTTGTACTTTAAGCGTGCCGTACTCGCCTTCAACCAAGTGAAGGACGATGGTGCCGGAATTCAGTTGGTTTCCAGACCTGTCCGTGTCGATCTGTACTGATTCTATCTCTCCTCCGCCGTTCGTCTGCCATTCGTCGCCTACTCTTAAGTCCACCTGGTTATATACCAGCTTCGGCACTTCCAGGAAAGAACGTAGCACAAGTGACGTAGCTTCCATGTTTCCGTGCTTATCGATACGGGCGCCCTGACCTCCGAGCATGCCGGTGACGAACTGCCCAAAGTCGGCACCCTCCGCAAACTGCGTGTAGGCCATCGATATCAGTCCCTTCAGGAAGGTGATGATACCGTTGGCTTCGTCATCGTGTTCCTTGGAGAGGAAGGGAGAATCGTCGCCCGTCAGGTAGTCGAGCAGCATGATCATTGCGCTGCCGACTCGCGTAGCCGTGTTCTGAGCTGTCTGACGCTCGTCACGGATACGCTCCAGAGCTTGTCTTATGACGTTTTGTATTTCTGACATACTGCAAAATTAGCTTTTTCTCTTTCAGAATGAAAATACCTACCACCGCGACAGCGTAGGGGTGACCACCGTACCCTTGGAGCCCTTCACCTTGACGTTCCCGAACATTGCGCCTACGACATTCGACAAAGTTCCCATGTATGCCTCTCCGTAAAGCGTGACCTCTACTTCTGTCAGCACCTCGATACTGGAGAGATAGCGTGGGGTGAACCAGTCGCGACGCTTGCGGGGTTTTCCCATCTTGTGCGCCTTCCGGTAGCTTTTGTCCAGGAACTCCAAGTCACCTCCGTTTCCCCTGCGATATCCGTTGCCGACTCCTTTAGCCACAAATATTCCGTACATCATGAATTCGTGGGCAATCTGAATCTGTCCACCGATATCCGTCACACGCTGGCTGAAGTTGTTATACAGCGTCATGGTGTCGACAATGCCGAGGCGGAGGATGTTTTCACGCCATATCGTGACCATCATCTCCGCCCAGGCACGTTCCCATTTCCGCACGTCCTCCTCGGTAACCGGCTTCTTTATCTCACGGCTCCCACTCATCTGCTATATATTCAAGGTTGATGGGTTCAGAGACGTAGAGCGTAAAGAACAGCCCAGTGAGGCCTGACAGGTAGTAGCGTCCTATCTCCTGGTTGGGGATGGACTGCGTGTCGAAGTACATTCCCTGGTCCTTATACTGATATTTGTCACGGATGATGCGCTTCACCAGCTGCATGAACAACTGTCGGCACAGCTCCAGCTGCTGCTGCCGGTCCTCCATGTTGTCATGTTCGTATGCCGACAGGATGAAAACGGTGTAGGCACGGCGTTTGGTGAACTGATAGCCGCCATCGGGCGACGACAGGTTCCCCGTGTTCGTGTCGCTGATCGCAACGAAGCGGTCTGCATCACGGTACTCTTCGAAGATACCCTCCAGATTGTCTGAGTTGGATATTGTCACCGGCATGAATTTCTCGCGTATTGCGAGTTTGTTCTTGGCTGCCAGCTCTGTAAAATAGGTAATAGCGTCAAACATCGTCTATTTCTTTTTGTTCATTCGTTGCTTAAATTCCTCCGACTCCTTGGCCAGCGCGTCCAGTTCCGTGAGTGCGCTCCATGTGTCGGTGTTCAGGATGGCTTCGTTCTTGGTGATGTCGCCCTTGGTGAGCAGACGTATCTGTGCCGTCATTATCTCCTTCTGTGAGGAAGGCGTGCCAGTTTCCTGTCTTTCGCCGACAGGCTTCAGGAAGTGGGGAAACTCGGAAGCGAAACGTTTCTTGACGGCCACATACCAGAAGAACGTGCCAATCATGTGCCATCCCTCGATGGGCGTTGAGTCCTCAATGTCGTAGAGCACGCGTGTCATCTTTTCCAGCAGCTCCTGCTTTCTGGAGGTAAGGTATGCCTGGTAGTAGTTCTCGAGAGTCAGATACAGGCCGAACTTCAGTTTCTTCAGCCACATATCGACGGCCTCATGCCCGCCGATGCTGTGGATGCGGTCTGTCATCTCCTCCGGACGTTCCAGGTACGACAGCATGTCGAACAGATCGGGCAGGTATTCCTCACCAAGGATGAAGTATCCCTCTTCCTTTCTGCACAGCCACCCTTCAGCCGTCCTGCGTATCACGGCCATGTTGTTAAGGCGCAACAGTACAGCGGCCTTGACATCGTTCATGTTGAGGTCTGAGAGGGTGGCGATTACCTGCAGCACCATGCACAGTTCCTCCTGTGTCAGTTCTGACCATTGCGAGGGGATGTGCATATTCACCTTCCTACATAAAGAAGTATGTGGAATCTTCCTGTTGGTTCTTGAATCCTTCATGATGGCGTGCCTGGTAAAGTTTCGAGTTCTTATAGGTGGGGATATCCTCTGCATGATCCTCCACGAAGCGTATCAGTTCGTCGAAGAGGGACTTGTGCGGTGGTGTGTTCGTCTCGGCATTGCCGATTAGCGTTCCCATGATACGGAGGGCAATGTCTGCAGCCGATGCGTCAGTTGCGTTCAAGTTGCCGTTGCGGGTACCGGCCACCAGTTCGTTGGTGTATTCGTCGCCAATGGTCTTACGTATCCATCGGTCGGCTTCAATGGTCTGTCCGATACACCACAGCCATTTGTCTGCAGAGTACTCCAGCCATGTAAGGCTCTGCATCTGCGATATCCCCCAGAACAGCGTGCTGATGTTCCGGGATGCCTGAGACGTAGCGCCCCACCCTTCCTTGGCTATCAGGTCCTTGATGAGTACCTCGATACGTTCGTACTGCTCCAGACGCATCTGCCGGAGCAGCGCATCCACGCGCTCCTGCGAAGCCGGAGCCGTCGAATCCGTCCTGACGATACCGAAGCCGGTAGACGTCAGCACCAGGTCGAG